GTCTCCTGTTCGGATCGGTGTTGCTTGCTACTACTCTATCGGCATCGGCGGCGTTCTATTGACCGCTATTGATGCAATTGATTCGTCCGCCTTATTAAGCCTACGGGACAAAGGGCCGGATGACCTATTGCCCTGTGACCTGCGCAAACACAGGGTTCGTCCGACCTATTGCTGGGCCATACGGCCTCGAGGTCTGGTCCTCTATGCCTACTGTCAATAGGCCACCCGCCTCATTTATTTGCTGCTATGAATGTCAATAGGTCCCCTGGCTTATTGTGAAATGATTCGTTGTGCTCATTTCCCGTAGGCTATTGGGACCGGGGGGTAGCCCCCTTGGCATGGGCCGTCCGACCTACAACTTGGGCTCCCTCACAATCGCGCACACACTGCCTACTTCCCATATACCAATATAATACGAGACCAGGACCACGGAGTGTGGTACACTCATGTCATGGCATCTCTTACCACAGGATTCACGGCCCCTCCCAAGGAAGAGCGCACCCCCTCGAGCCAGGCCGTGGTCATCGCTACCACGACGACCGGCTCCCTCCTGGCGGCCAACGCTGCCCGGACGGCTGCGTACATACAGAACCGTGGCAACCGTGACGTGTTCGTTGCCTACGGCGCTACGGCGACGGCAGCTACCGGGGTCCTGATCCCCGGAGGCGGAACCTTCTTCGAGGAGAACTACACCGGGGAGTTCTCGGTCCTAGCGGACCAGGGATCCCAGGATGTCTTCGTGGCTGAGTTCATCTAGCCTCTCCCTGCCCCCGTACCACACCGTGCTGTCCCGGGGCGTGCTGTCCGGGGGTGTGGTACAATCAGGTAATGGCAGCAACTCTCACAAAGCCGTTCGACGCCGACGACGTGGTCCTCTCGACGAGCGCAACTCTGATCTTCACGAGCACGAACCGGGCGACCGTCGATCACCCTGAGACGATCATCGTTCAGACGGTGACCGCTAGCGCCGTCGTCACCGTGGGCCCGAGCAACGTCGCAGACGGCTCCAATGGCACTGTCCTGCCGAACCAGTACGACACTTTCACGATCGAGTTCAACTCCCCGGGCACCGAGGTCTACGCCATCGCCGCTGCGGCTACACCCACGGTGACCGTCACTCGTACGTCATGAGCCGGTTCTCCCTCATCGGGATAGGGACGGGCTTCAACGACCAGGCCGCCGGCACTCCCCCCTCGAGCAGGTCCCTGCAGAAGGGCCGCCGCTCCAAGGGCCGCCGAGGCAAGGGCAGCAGCGGGGTTGCCGCCAGCAATATGTCCCCGCAGTACGTCGAGAGCGACCAGGGCGCCACGGTCGGTGCCGGCAACATGACGTTCACGATCCCTGCCGGCGTCCCCGACGGCGCCGCCCTCGTAGCGGTCATCCAGTGGGGCGGGCAGACCACCGACACGGTCCGCACGTTCACGAACACCGGCTGGTCCACGGCGCTGTCGTCCACCGACGACTCCACCAGCGGCCTCTACCACGGCGTCACGGTGATGACGAAGGCAGCCTCCGGCGAGACCGGGGGCGGGACCTGGACGTTCACGAAGAATGTCTCCTGCCCGGCGATCGGGAAGGTCTACGTCCTCCCGAGCTTCTCCACCACGCTCGACGTCAGCTCGACGGTCCAGGCCCGGAACTTCCTCACCGGCAACGACGCCAACCTGCTCACGCTCGCCCGCACCCCAGCGGTCGACAACTCGTTCATCATCCATCTTGTGTCCCGCAACTTTGCGGGCTCCGGCTCTCTTCCCGGCACGTCGTTCTCGGACTTCGGGGCGACCGTTGCGGCGAAGATCGACGAGAAGACGCTGTTCAACAACAACGCCGCCTACTACGTCAACGGGGTCGTCGGGTCCTACACCCAGACCACCGCAACAATCACCACGGCCCAGGCGTACGTGATGACCGGCAGCGCCGGCATCAACTGGAAGATGTGCTGGGGCGTCATCATCGTGCCGCCGGCGTAGCCATGAAGAGGCTGACCCCCGAGCAGCTCGCAGCCGCCACCCCCGAAGAGCTGCGACTCTACGAACACCACCTCGAGTACGAGCTTGCGAAGCAGTCCCCGCTCGACCTGATGTGCTGGCTCACGCCCGGCACGGTCCGGGCCCCGCACATCGAGTACCTCAACTCGATCATCGTAGCGTTCGTCCAGTACCGGCTCTACAAGTCCGGGCCCGGGCCCGCACCGCAGTGGTACTACCGGGAGACCCTGACCGGGCCGAAGATCCCGGCCCCGTCCTACGACGACCTGCCCGTTGACGTCTCCGAGTTCTGGGGCGAGAACCCCGACACCGGCGAACGGACCCTGCTCCGGCTCGGGATCGCCATGCCACCGAGGCACGGCAAGTCGTACCTGGTGTCTGAGCATCTGCCGCTCTGGTACTGGATGAACAACCCCGACACCGACATCGCATTCGTCACGTACTCCGACGACTTCGCCACAGGCAACTGGGGCAAGAAGATGCGCCAGAAGCTGATCGAGAACAAGGACAAGCTCGGGCTCACGCTCGCCAACGGCGACCGCCACGCCACCGACCACCTGTACTTCAACGAGACCGACGGGCAGATGTTCCTGATCGGGACCGGCGGCAGCATCACCGGCAAGGGCTTCCAGCTCGGCATCATCGACGACCCGATCAAGGACGCAGCCGCCGCACTGTCCGGCGCCATCCGCCAGGCCGCATTCCAGTTCTACGACGGCGTGTTCAAGAAGCGCAAGACCCGCCTGCCCGGCAAGCCGCTCCCGCTCGAGATCATGATGTTCACCCGGTGGAACGAGGACGACCTCGCCGGCCGGGTCATCTACGACGCCGACGGCAAGATCAACGACGACTGGTACATGCTCCGGATCCCGGCGCTCGCAGAGGACAACGACCCGCTCGGTCGTGAGCCGGGGGAGGCGCTGTGGCCGCAGGTCAAGACCCAGGCCGAGCTGCTCACCGAGCAGGCGCAGGGCCCGCATTGGTTCGCCGCCCAGTTCCAGGGCTCCCCGAGGCTCGGGGCGTCCGGCATCTTCCCGACCATGCCGCTGTACACCCGCACCGTCCCCGAGGGCGGAGGGCCCGGACAGTACGTCTACCACCTGCCCGGAGCCAACGAGGACGAGGGCACCAGCATCATCCGGTCCGACGAGTGTATCCGGTTCGCCACCGTCGACCTCGCCGCCACCAAGAACGACTGGTCCGACTACTCCGTGTTCTCGACCTGGGACTGGTCCCGCACGAACCAGAAGCTGATCCTGGTCGACTTCGTCCGGGAGAAGGTCGAGTCCCACGACCACGAGGCCTGGCTCCGTCGCTGCTACGCCAAGACCCCCGGCGTCAAGTGGGTGTCGATCGAGGAGAAGGTGTTCGGCATCACGCTCGTGCAGCAGATGATCCGGAGCGGCGGCATGACGATCCGGCCGGTGCCGGCCGACAAGGACAAGCTCGCCCGGGCGATCCCGTACGGCCAGGCCTGCGGCAACTACCAGGTCTTCTTCCCGAAGTCTCACCCCGAGATCGTGAAGTGGATCGACGAGCACGACACGTTCCGAGGCGACGGATCCGGCCACGACGACATGGTTGATACCGGCGGGTACGCCTGGATCGAGACCCTGCGCATGCCGGCGATGGAAGCAGAGGAGCGGCACATCGTTGTCACGACCCCGGAGGCCAAGATCGAGCGGCACATGAAGAAGCTCGACGAGAAGGCCCGACGCAAGAACACCCGTGGCCGGCACCCGGCGTTCGGGATGCTCGGCCGGTGATGTGGTACAATCTGAACACCACCCCCTATCAAGGACAGATTCCTGATGCCCCTCTCACTGCAAGACGACTTCGACTCCCATAGCTGGGACGGCGTCGAGAAGTGTTCGGTCTGCAACGTGCCGAAGCTTCCCCGCCACATCGGAGTGTTCCGCCACCCCATCGAAGACGACTTCCGAGGCTCCCCCGACATCTGCGAGGACTGCATCCGGGAAGCCGCCGGCGTCGTAGGCCTCGTCTCCCCTGAGGACCACACCGCTCTGCAGAAGGCGTTCGCCGTCCAGGAGCAGGAGATCACCACGCTCCGTACCCTGCTTCGTGAGGCCCGTGAGTCCCAGGCCAGCCTGGCCCGGGAGAACGTCCGCCTACAGGACGAACTTGAAGGCCAGCTCGAGCTGGACCTCGAGGAATACCTCGAGGCTGAGGACGCCGACTGATGGTCGTGGTCGTAGCGGTCGTCACTATCGTGTTCCTCCAGGGGTGCGTGGTAGCGCTGTTCCGGGAGAACATGCGCCTGCACAGGGCACTGCTGAGCCTCGAGCAGCCGGTAGCTGCCCGAGCCGTGACCCGTGTCTCCACGCCGGAGGAGCCTGCCGCTCCCCGGCCGCAGCCCATCGGGCGCTGACGGTCATTTGTCAACTGTGGTAGACTGAAGCAATGGCAGATCAGAAGAACGGCACGGGTCTGGTCCGAGGCCTCTACCTCGAGGGCGTACAGCAGATCCGTGAGGAACTTCGGTCCTACTGGCTGAACCACGCCTTCCTGCTCGGCTACCAGTGGATCTGGTGGAACCAGGACACGAACCGCCTCGACGTCATCGCACACGAGGCCGACCGCATCCAGTCCACCATGAACGTGATGCGTGCCAACATGCGCACGATCGTCGCCAACCTCACGCAGCGTGAGCTGACGTTCGAGAGCCTCCCCACCCAGTATGACGACTCGACGATCCGTGCCGCCCGCCTTGGGCAGGCCATCATCGAGGACATTCGTGTAGCCCACGGATGGGAGAGCAAGCGAGAGAAGCTCATGGTAGCTGCTCTCAAGGGGGGAACCGCTGCCCTGTCAGTGGACTGGGACGACGCCAACAAGGACACCGTCGAGACCGTTCTCCCCCTCGGCGATTTCGTGGTTGAGCCAGGCTCCCTCGATGCCGAGACCGCCAGGTGGTGGGTCCGCAAGCAGGCCCTGCCTCCGAAGGAAGTTCAGGCCATCTACGACCTGGACAAGGAACCGCCGGCGGACGCCAATGCCGGGCTCGACCCGTACATGCACAAGATCATCGGGGACCAGCTCGGGTCCGGGGACCGCCTGGTGCCTCGCACCAACGTCTTCACATACTACGAGCGCCCCAACCCGCTCTGCCCCGAGGGCAAGGTCCTCGTCGAGGTCGACGGCCACATCATCGAGTACATCGAGAAGTGGCCGTTCCCGTGGACCGACCGCCTCAACCTGACGGTCGTCACCGAGACCGCCGTCGAGAACCAGTGGCAGGGCGCCACCATCCTTGACGACGTCCGGCCCGTGCAGGTCGCCTTCAACGCCGTCTGGTCCAACTACCTCGAGCACCTCCGAGACGCCGGCAACGCCCGCCTCGCCGTGCCGTCCAGCTCTGTCGACCTGATCCGCAGCATGACCGACGTGCCCGGCGAGATCCTCGAGTACGTTGACGGCACCGAGAAGCCGAGCTGGCTGTCCCCCGCCCAGATCTCCGGCTGGCTCCGTGACCTCGCACCGATGCTCAAGGAGCTGATCGACGACATCATGGGCGTTCACGACGTGTCACGGGGCAGCGCCCCGGCGAACATCGAGTCCGGCCTTGGCCTGTCGATCCTCGCCGAGAAGGACAGCTCCCCGGTGGGCCGCCTCATCAAGCAGACCATGTGGGCGTTCGACCGCACCTCACAGATGAACCTGATGCTGTTCGAGAAGTACGCCACCGGCAAGC